CTGCATGTGATTGCCGGACTGACCGAGACCGGGCAGCTGGAGGAGCTGAAAAGCTATCTGCACCAGTATGAAAGCGAGCTCAGCGAGCACCGTCCCAGCCTGTGCGCCAATGCCGCCGTGGATGCACTGGCCGGATATTACGACCATGCAGCCGGGCAGCAGAGCGTTCCTGTGGAGTGGAAGCTGGCACTGCCTCGGCAGCTTCCCATGCCGGAGGCCGACCTGTGCACCATTCTGGGCAATCTGCTGGAAAACGCCCTGCACGCCAGTCAGAAGCTGCCGCCGGAGCAGCGCCGGGTTCAGGTGATGGCGCAGATGCTCAGTCCCGCCATGCTGGGGCTTGTGGTGGAGAACCGTTACGACGGCATGCTGAAAAAGCAGCAGGGTATCCTGCGCTCCACCAAGCACGAGGGCACCGGCATCGGGCTGGTATCTGCCGAGACGGTAGTGCACAAATATAACGGCAATCTGCATCTGGAGACCGAGGAACACCTCTTCCGGGTGAATGTCCTGCTGAATCTGTAGCCACCGGCAGACCAACGTGAAAGCGTTTACAAAAAGCAGCGCCGTCCTTTGCAGAAGGTTTTTTCTGCGAAGGGCGGCGCTGTATTATTTTTCAAGCTTCTTCGTGTTTTTTTGTGCAGCTTCCAGTTCATCCACCCGCTTTTGCAGGGCGGTGATCTTATCGTCCATTTTCAAAAATGTCCAGACCAGAACAGCCAGCACCAGCGCGGGAGGAACGACCATCCACAGGGACTGCTGACACCAGAGCAGCAGCGAATAGCCGCCGAATACAGTAAAAATAAATACGGCAAACAGACTTGCAGCCAGTACAGCAAAAAATCCCATACAGAAAGTCTCCTTTCAGTTATTCTTCCGTTTCTTCCTCGTCCGGGTCCAGCTCAATGCTGAACACGGCTTTTTTCAGCTTGCCGCAGCCCTGCGCCTTCAGACCGGATTTATACGGTTCCCCCGCCAGATACAGGGCAAAGCGTCCCTCGCACAGCATCCCGGCAATGCTGGTACCGGCAGTGCCTACGGTGGTGTCGGCAGCTTCATCGGTGGGCTTGGTGGGCGTCAGCTCCGCAAGGCTTACCTCAAACAGCTCGCTGCCGTCTAAGTCAGTCTCCAGCGTAATGTGATTGTCGTGCCGCTGGAACAGCGCCTTGTCGGAGGTCTGGGGCGTGACAGTGCTCACGGTGACCACCGCCTTGTCTCCATCAATGCGGGTGCGCCCGGCAGGAAGGGTGGTGATATCCCGCGCCATGATGTACTCGATCACGGTGTCCAGATTGTCGCTTACGCCCAGATAGTTGGGCAGGTTGTTCAGGGTATCGTAGATCATAGAAAAAGTCCTCCGTCTGTGTTGTTTCAGTTACCTGTATGGTATCACAGGTCAGGGACAGATGCAATATGTGTGCGGGCAGATGTCGCGAGCCGCGCTGTATAAGGAGCCCGGGTCGCGGCTCCCAGCGGCTGCATCGTGCCTTGGGCGGCACGCGCATCCTGCTGGCCGCAGCCCCAACAGCTCCTCCCTGTTTCTGCCGCTGGCAGCGGTCGTCGCTGTTGCACAGGGGCTTTTTTCCCCGCCGGACTATTCGGCGGGTCTTACGAGTTGCGCTTGCCGCTTTTTCCGCAGCCCCTTGGCAGGGCTTTGAAAAAGCGGAGCGCTGCCCCAGCCTCGCCTCCCTGTTTCCGCCGCAGGCGGCGGTCGGCTCCGCTGCTGTTCGAATCCACCCTTGCAGCCCCTTTTCAAGGCAGATAAAACAGAAACTCCAGTACCCATTGGATACCGGAGTTCTTGGTGGAGCGAAGCAACCTAAATCCGAACCATTGCCCTCTGGGGCATCTTTGGCGGCGATTTCATCGAAAGTGATGGCTTTTGTGCCGTCTTTGTAGTTGAATGCAATCAAAACTTTTTCATCATAAAGATAAACGGCGTTCACGAATGTATTGATGAGCGTTTCCCGATGGCTTTTCATGTTTGGGTCGAGCTTGCGGAACCGGGTCAGCCAGAACCGAACCTGATTTTCACTCAACCGAGGCCGAGCGATTTTTTCTTCGGCAATCCGAACTTCAAGTTCTTTCTGCTGGGCTTCCAGCTTTTCCAAACGCGATTTGGTGGAGTTGGTCAGCACACCTGCTTGAATGGCGTTCAGCATATTTTCAATGCCATTCTCTACCTCGCGCATCTGCTTTTCCAGCAAAGGGAGAGTGGTGTTTTCCTGATCCTGCAACTCCATCACTTCCGCAACGATGGCATCAATCACGGCATCGTCCTGAATCAGCTTCATGGTTTCAGCTATGACCAAATCTTCCAGCCACTCTTTACGGACGGTCTTTTTCTTGCAGGTCTTGAAACGCTTCGCGGTGGCGCACTTATAATAATGATGAACGACCTTGTTTCTACCCGTACCGCACTCGCCGAACATCATCGCGCCGCACATTCCGCAGAACAGCTTGGTGGTGAGCAGATAATCATCCTCGGCCTTGTGGCGGGCAGGAGCGCGGCGGTTCTTTTCGATTTTCGCCTGTACGCGGTCGAACAGTTCCTTGTCCACGATGGCGGGGATGCTGTCCGGCATCACAATGTCCTTGAAGCGGTTCTCCCCAATGTACCGACGGTTCGACAGCAGCTTCCAGACGCTGTTGTAGGTGAACTTCTGGTTGCGGTTGGTAGTCACACCACTGTCGTTCAACCAGTTCATCAATTCTTTCATAGTTGCGCCATCGTTGTACCGCTGAAAGGCTTCTACCACAAAGGGAGCTTTCAGCGGGTCGACTTGAAAGAACTTCTCCTCGTCCACCTTGAAGCCAATGGGAACGGTGCCGCCGTTGTACTTGCCCTTCAGAACATTCTCGGTCATGCCGCGTACGACCTTTTCGGACAGCTCTGCGGAATAGTATTCCGCCATGCCAGTGAGCATACTCTTGACCATGATGCCCGCAGGGCTGTCAGAGATAGGCTCCGTGGCAGATACCAGCTTGACATGATTTCGTTCCAACTGGTACTCATAGTGGGCTGAATCATAGCGGTTTCGGGCAAAACGGTCGAGCTTCCAGACCAGCACAATGTCAAACAACCGTTTCTCGCTGTCCTTGATCATCTGCTGGAAGTCCGGGCGGTTGTCGGTTTTGGCGGAAAGGGCGCGGTCGATGTAGTGCTTGACCACGGTGATGCCGTTCTTTTCGGCATAAGCCGTACATTCACGAATCTGCCCTTCGATGGATTCCTCGCGTTGGTTGTCGCTGGAATAGCGGGCGTAAATCACAGCGGTCATGGCTGCACCTCCTTATTCATTCTCCGCAGACGGTGTCACCGTTCTGCACTTCCTTGATACCAGCCTGTAAAGCGGTATGGAGCTGTTCATCCGTCATGGTGTCTGCATTCAGCGCAGTCGGGGCTTTCGGCAAGGACAGTGGAAACGGAATGCCGCCCGTCAGCGTAATCTGACGCAGGTACATATCAATGGCGGTCGCCATTGGAATGCCGAGCTGCTTCAGCACATCCTCGGCTTGCTGTTTGACGATAGGACTGACCCGGACATTCAGCATTTGTGTTTTTTCCATGGGTATCACCTCACGATTATTGTAATGCTTTTTGCATTACAAATCAACAGCTCCATTTACGACAAAGAAAAATCTACGAATTGCACAAGAATAAGCCAAAAGTCTCGGCAATATTCACGATATTTCAACTCGTAAGATATGAATGTGGCGTCCATTCAGAACGAGGGAATACAGTTTTGCAAGATCCCTGCCATCTGGCATTTAGGGAGAACCAGTTTTTCCCACAGAGGCTTGAATATTTTCTGAACCGGCAGCATATTCCGGTTTGCAAGAGCTATCCGATAAAAGTATCTGTGCTCTTTGCTATAGCTCAGATAAGGCATCAACATCGATTCACCTTGATGTTCTCGCTCAGAGGGCCATTCTTCGGTAATGCGGATCAGTTCGCCGTTCAGATAATCTTCTGCGTCCTGTAACATTGCATGAATGTCTGTATCCATCACCGACTTGACGGCATTGGTTTGAGTGGCCGACCCAGATATCTTAAATTATCTCTCTATGTTTACAAAACATCTGTGATTCTCTCTTTCTATTACGTAAGGACGCAAATGAGGGGCCCCATAAACGTCCTACTAAAAAAAAAGGAGATTATTACTATGTTACTCAAAAATGGAAGTACCGGAAACTATGTTATGTACCTGCAGTATGGACTGCATATCATGTGCTGCCCTCCGGGTAGTTTTGACAGCAAATTTGGCTCTGGTACTGAAAATGCTGTTAAGAAGTATCAGGGCAAAAAAGGTCTTACCCAAGATGGCATTGTTGGCGATGGTACATGGAATGCACTGGTAAGCGACATTAAAACTATCCAGCAGCTCCTGAAGAACAAAGGTTATTACGCCAGTACGGTGGATGGCCTTGCAGGTTCAGGCACTTATAACGCTGTTATCAGTTTTCAGAAAGCATCCGGCTTGACTGCCGATGGTATGGTCGGCAGTGCCACCCTGAACGCATTGAACGCTTCTTCGGGCGGTACAAGTGGTCGATCTCATTCAATCACTCTGCCTACTGATAGAAACTATCTTTGGGCACAGAAGAATTCGGAGATTGTTAAGCTTGTTGGAAATAGCGGTTGCTCGCTTGTTGCTGTGTTGAATACCGCTAATATCTATGGTCCTCGTGAATTCACCCCTAACGAAGTCCTGACTGCCTGTGGAAATTGGGGTGCAAACGGTCTGAATACTTGGGCTCTTCCCAGCGAGTGCAATGGTAAAATCGACACGAGCAAATACACTCATGGCGGTAAGGTGCAGGCGACTGTATTCAGTGCAGTCAAAGCAAGTATTGACAATAACCTTCCCATCATTATTCGACTCAACAGTAGCAATGGCAAAAAGACGCATTTTGTCACAGCGATTGCTTATACTGGCGATTGCTCCTCTGCAAGTAGCATTTCCGTCATTGATCCTGCTGGTGGTGTCATTCGAACTCTTGAGGAAGCGGGAACTGCACGCAATGAAACCGTATACGGCGATTATATCGCAACCGCTCGTCGCTCCTAAATATCTCTACTCTCTTCATCAACAATAAGTTGTAAAGCATCATTTTTTAGCATATATCCCCCCCAAAGTCTTTTCTCAACTCTCGAAAAGGCTTCGGGGGGGATTTTTCAATGCCTATTATATGCAACACTTTTCACTATCTGCTTATCCAAGCTCAGGCGAGTGATATTTATTTACTCTCCACACATACCCAACTTTTACCAACTGCATTTCATATTCGACTTTATTCATGTCATCATATGAATACTCATCATGTACCTCATACGTTTCATTGGAATTATAGTATGCAATCATTACAAAATTCACTTGTGCTTCCGTTTTATTTTTCAAATAGTATCGCACTGAGCAGAAATCATCCGGATAATATTCTCCCACATATCCCGTAAAATATGGAATTTGTGCCAAATCATAGTCATCACAAACGGCGAGTTTTCCATTATAATTCGCAAACTTTTTCTCAATTGAATCTTGTGACAAGAAATCATTTGTAAAAATAGATTTCATATATTCTTCAAACTCTTTATAAGAATTTTGATAGACCTCATAATCATGTCCGTTCAGTTTTACATATGTCGGCGCATTTTGCGTCATAGGCACAAAAGTCGGAGCATCTTCAATTTTAAAATTCAGTCCTTTTAAGTTACTTGATTGTCCCCAAAGTGCATAGTCCATTTCCTGCGCTTTTTCAAAAACAGTATATTGATCTTGATCTAAAAATACCGAGGTCGAATCAACTAACGTCTGGGAAAAATCTTGCAAATCATTTTTTTCTTCAGAATTGCATGAACTTGACGATGTATCCTGTGACGAAACTGCTGTGGACATTGATGATGCTGTTGTATCATTCATTCCACATCCCACCAAATTCACCACAATACAACCCAGAATAACTATTATTTTTACACTTTTTGCACAATTCATATATGTTCTCCTTTTTTACAAGTTTATCAACATATTGTTTAGTCTCTATTGCTTTCTTGTAAACTTTTTATATTAGCTCACAAAAATCTATTTTTCCGTTTACAAATCTTAACATTTTTTCTCTTTCCTCTTAAAAGGAGGAAAGAAAATTGAATTATACGCTTTTTGACCTTTTTCTAAATGCATATAACGGCAACTCCTTTGCACAGCTACAAATCGTCCAACGTTTTCAGCCATTACTGAAAAAATATGCAGCTCTTCTTAAGTATGAGGATGCCTATTCAGATTTACAATTATATCTTCTCGAATTACTGCATTCCGGAAAATTGACCAAACTTCAAAGAAAAGATGACGGCACATTAGTGAAATATATTGAATCCTCTATCCGGCATCAATACATTTCGCTTAACAGCCGAAAAAACGCCATAGATAGCTCTGTCATCGCAAGCATTGATGAAATTGATTTCGATCAGATGTCTTTGTCCTCAAACGATGAATATCCTAAACTATTGATTTCCGATTTACATTCTGTTCTTCAACCTTCTGAACTGACCTTATTATCTCAATTTGTTTTTAAAGGAATGAGCATCGCAGATATAGCAGAAAAATCTGGTGTCAGTAGACAAGCTATCAACCGTAAAAAGCTTTCTATATTAAAAAAATTAGAATGTGCATTCTTCCCTAAAACTTCCAAATAAATTCTCATTCATTTTGATTTCATTCTTTAGTGTATAAAAGCTATTTTCTTCGCTCCCTTTAATCAAACCACCACGGCAGTTCCAGCCACAGATTATCCATGGCCTGTTCCTCCGTCTTTTTTGCGCGGCCTTTTGTCAGGTGAAAGTATATCGCTGTGCCGATCAGCGGATGTTCCTCACCATCGGTGAAGCCATAGCGGTACAGCAGGTAAGTCTGCTCCCGTTGAGCCAACCGTTTTAGGCCATCGTACAATTCCCGGCGCGATTCCTGTTCTTCCATAATGCTCTGCGGCTGCATGGCGTAAGGGTCGGCTATAGCTTCGATGCGCCGCAGCTGCTCCTCTCCCGGCAGAACATCGTCCAGCGAAACCCGCTGATAGCACACACCGTCCTTGTCCTCCGTCTGCATCCGCTGTTCAAAAGCGGCAAAGGCATCCCGCACCATATCCATCATGGCGTTGCGGATGGCAGGAGCCGCATAGGTCAAGAACTTCATGCCGCGCGCTGCATCGAACTTTGGCACGGCCTTCCACAAGCCCATATTCCCTGCCTGTTTCAAATCGTCCGTGTCAAGGTTCAGGCCGGACTGTGCCAGATTCATGCTGCGGAAAAGGTCATTTGCCACCTTGCCAATAAAGGACTTGTTGTTGTCGATCAGGCTGTCCAGCGCGGCAGCATCGCCTTCCCGTGCCAGCGCACAAAGCCGTTCATTCGTCTGCTTCATGGGCGTTTTCCTGCTCTGCGGCAGACTGCAAGATTCCCAACAGACCGCTCCGCAGCTGTTCCAGTGCTTCCGGCGTGGCTCCTTCCATACCCGAAACGCTGTCCAACATTGCATCCGTCAGCTGCTCTGCCGTGATCGTTGGGTGCTGCACATCCTGCCCCTTGGTCAGTTCATTGAACATCTTCTCGGCCACTTTCTTGCTCATGGCTTCCTGCTCGGCGTAATGGCTCCCGATACCCTTTTTGATTTCCTTGACCGCCGCCATGAAGTACATCTCGATATCATCAAGGTCACCTTGGTATACTGGCTTTCTCCGAAGGCTGATGTCCTTTGCGGCTTTGGCTGCTTCCGGGGTCTTGACCTTCGTGCGAAGCAGATTGCTCAGGGTGGAGAGCATAGCATTCTGCGCCGCGATTCCGGACGCAAAAGTATCATCAAAATACTGCGCTATGCGGTAAGTAAGCTCTGCAAAGCGTGCGTTTTCCAACAGCAGATTGACCACCTCTGTATTGACACGCCCTGTGTAGAGGTTCTTTGCAGCCTCTACGGACAAGCCCAGTTCAGCAATATCGTAGTTCTTGCGGTCAGGGATGTTGGTTTCTCCAAGCAAAAAATCCGTAGACACGTTGAACAGCCTTGCGATCTTCAGCACCTGCTCATGTGTCAGGGTTCCTTTCGCACCGCTGATAAAGCGGCTGATGGTGCTCTTGGAGCAGCCGAGTTCCTTGACAAGCTCCGGTTGGCTGATGTCGTGCTCTTTCATCAAGTCCGCAAGACGGACGTTGGACGGTGCGGGCAGATATTCCTGTGCCATGTGATCGGCCCTCCTTTTTGAGCTTTTTCCTCATTATAATACGCTCTACCGTTTTGTTCAATATACGGTTACCTCTCTGCCCTTGCTGTTGCAGTCCTGCAACCAGTGAGGGTATTTTTCTTTTTCCGTTGCAGTTCTGCCGCTTTTTCACCCTTTCTGCAAAATTCTCCGTATATTCAGGCACAAGGCAAAAAAACACCAGAGTTCCCACTTTGGGGTACTCTGGTGCAACACATAACACCGCCCTGCCCGGTGGCCGCAGGGTGCGCGGTTTTGTGAACATCGAACCGATTGTCCACCCCTGCCCGTAAAAAGTGCATTTTTCACGGAAGAAGTTCGTACAACCTGTACGGTCTGTACTTGTACGCATCTGTACGGCGAATTGAAGCAAATTAAAACGAATTATCGTTTACATTTCAGATTTCCGTACGTCGTACAAACCGTACAGGTTATTTGAAGTCCGTACGCAATTTTTTCAGATGCGTACGGAGCAATCAAGTTCGCATTGTGCGAACTTGTCGGGGCGAGGCCCCTCCATCTTGCTGGCGCAAGACCGTTCGGTCACTTAAAAGCCCCACTGGGGCTTTCATCGCTTCGCAAACGTGAACTCGATTAGCTCTCCCGCAGGAGACGTTCCCCCTCGGAGAGTCCTCGAAGAGCCCACTACACTTTGCACCCCATAGGGATGAAAGTGTTATAGTGGGTTATTACACTTCCGAAGAAGTGCATCTCCCCACCGCAAACAAGCTGTTCGCCTAAAGAAAAGCCGCATAACGGAATGTGCCTGTTCCGGCTCCTTCTATGTTTCATCGTATTCTAAAATGTCTCCCGGCTGACAATGAAGCTCCCGGCAAATTGCATCCAGTGTAGAAAAACGAATTGCTCTAACCTTTCCGGTCTTTAGATTTGAGAGGTTCGCCATAGAGATTCCAACACGTTCAGAAAGTTCTGTCAAGGAAATCTTTCGGTCTGCCATAATGCGGTCCAATCGTAGTATGATTGCCATTCTTATCCCCTTAAAGAACTTCGTTCAATTCCTTCTGCATCGCAACAGCTTCTTTCAACAACTCAGCCATGATAATCAGAAGTACTCCAGGCAACAGCAATACTGAATCACAGAAGAAAAAGGTCGAACCAGACGCTTGATATCCCGGTAAAAGTGGAAATATCACAGATGCAACCGCAATAAGATAGCCTTCAAGACGAGTGCATTGAACCAGCGTTTTAGAAAAAGTTTTATCACTAAGCATCATCTTCAAAACAGAGATTCCGGCAATCGTCATTACAAGGAAATACAGTTCCTGCGATGCAATGGAAGTGACATTAAGAGCCACTCCATGCCTTGCACCCAAAAGCCATTGAATAGGAAGAATCACTGCACTGAACATTTGCGGAACAGTCAGTAAGAATGCTAGTCCGAGAAGTGTTTGTTTCTTTTTGAAAAACGTCTTTTTCTCGGAAGAAGTTGTATCAACCCGAAAATCATTCTTACCCATATTGCATCCCCCTTTGATTTCACATTTAGAATAGCACACGCTAAATTGAAAATCAATATATTTTTATCGTTTATCAGCAAAACCATCTGCATTATGAGTAAGAGTGTTAAACAGTACCCCTTGAAAGGAGGGATGCCCTTTGGCAAGAAATGATGGCGTTGACCGCACCAGTGTCCGAAATCTCGCCGTTTCGGACAAAGCTGTTGGCAACACCCAGCAGCACAATGAGCGCGAAAAGGACAGCTATCGAAACCCCGACATTATCCCCCACCGCGCCGAATGGAACGTCCACCTCAAGAAGCCAACTTCCAGCTACACCGACCTGTTCGCCCAGTTGGAAGCCGATGGAACCATCTCCACGCGCGGCCTGAAACCGGATGCCACCCACTACTGTGAACTTGTCTTTGATGTCAACTCGGCCTATTTTGACAATCACGGTGGCTACGAGTTCGCCAAGCAGTTCTATGAGGATGCCTACAAAGCAGCCGTTCAAATCGTGGGTGGCGAGCAGTATATCCTCTCGGCAGTCATGCACGCCGATGAGATCAACCGCGCCATGACCGAAGTACTAGGCCGGGAAGTTTACCATTACCACCTCCATGTGGTCTATGTTCCTGTGGTGGAAAAGCAGATCCTGTGGTCAAAACGCTGCAAGGACAAGGCTCTGGTCGGCACAGTCAAGGAAACCGTCATGCAGGTCAGCCGAAGCAAGAAGTGGGCATCCAAGCCCATGCTGGACGATGCTGGGAAGCCTGTCCTGCAAAAGAACGGCAAACCAGTCCTGAAGAAGTCATACAGCATCCTGCAAGACGATTTCTTCCACTATATGCGCAGCGCCGGATACACGGATGTGGAGCGCGGTGAGCGTGGCAGCACTGAAGAACACCTGACCGTCACCCAGTTCAAAGTCCAGCGGGAGCAGGAGCGGCTGGACAGCCTGACCGCCCAAGCCGACCAAAAGGCGCAGTCGCTTGCCAAAACCAGTCAGACCCTTTCCAAAAAGGAGAAAGAACTTGCCGCTGTGCAGAAAAAGACCACGCTCACGAAAGAAGCCATCATTCATGCGCGTGATCTGGATTATATCGGCAAGCGCACCTTTCTCGGTAACTACTCGCTGACCGAAGAAGAATTTTCCAAGCTGAAAAAGCCGACCACGGCTATATGATGGACGTGGAGAACCGCCGCTTGAAAGAAGAACTTTCCACCGCCAAGAAGGAGGCCATTCATTGGAGCAACAAGTACCACGACCTGTGGTACGATGTAAAGCCCTATCTGGATGCTCTCCACCGTGCTCCTGAACTGGTGCGCGGTTTTCTGGAAAAGATTCTTGCTCCCAAGCAGGAGCGCACCATGAATGTGCCGCAGAAAAACCGCAAGCGTGGTCAGGATATGGAACTTTGAGTTTCGGAGGATACTATTTGAACAAAAAGAAGAAGTCAAACAAATCCGGCTATCCGGATGAAGCAATCAAGACCCTTGCACGTTGCTTTTATCCCTCCATGGTTGAGTTTTTCAACAGCGAGGAAGGTCAGCGTGAATATGAGGAATGGCTGAAAGAGCAGGAAGCTCTACAAGCCTTGCCTGTTGCAGCATAAAAACAGCAGGACGCTCCCAGTAAAGGGAACGCCCTGCCTTATATAGATGTATCTCACCGAGGTGTGTCCAGTTGGGCACACCTCTTATTTTTTTGTCCTTAATCTTCTTGTATCTATTGTAATTTGAGGTCGGTTCGAACTTTGGAGAACCTTAAAATAGAATCTTGACAATTTTCGCCACAGGCAATATACTGTAACTACAATCCAGTTACGAAAGTGTGGCGTTTGAATGGCAAGCAAAGACTCCTTACTAGAAAAACTGTTCAGAAAGCCTCTTCCTAAAAACTTTACAAAGCAAGAGTTGGATACTTTGATGTCGAAGTGCAATTGCAAAAAGTCTTCTGGAGGAAGAGGATCTGGTTTAAAATATTTTCATGAACCAACAGGAAGGATTTTGCAGTTCGACGGTCCTCATCCTGGAAATGAGTTATACTTATATCAAGTAAAAATGGTAAAGGAATTTTTACAGGAGGTTGGCGAAGCAGAGTGATCTGCTTTATATATTAAAAGGAGGACTTGGCAATGGCAGATTTAATGGAATATAAAGGGTACCATGCCAAAGTGGAATATGACCCAGATGATAAACTCTTAGTCGGAAAGGTTTTTGGAATTTCAGACTCGCTAAATTTTCATGCCAAAGATGTTGATGAGCTTGAAGAAGCATTTCATACAAGCATAGACGGATATCTGGATTTTTGTACTGAAATCGGAAAATGTCCAGAAAAAGAATATAGTGGAGCCTTTAATGTCCGGGTATCACCGGAACTTCATAAGCAAGCCTCACTGCGAGCTCAAAAAGATGGTGTGGCTTTAAATCGTGTTGTTGAGCGCGCATTAACGGAATATCTCAATCCGGGAAACGAGATGCTTGAACGCTTTGATAAGCACGTGGCAAGTTTCGAGGAATCCATAAAGAATATGTCTACAAACATCACCCTTACTACGGACACATATAGTTACTTTATAAGCACGTCACGCAATGCGAATTGTAGCATGGTTGTTCCAAGCCGGTAATTGATAGATGGTTGAAATAATCTTAATTAAAGAAGGAGACAACTATAATGCGCGAACTTTTCACAGATTCTATTCGTGCAGGTTTAGCCAAGATTGACTTACGTGATTTGAAAGAACCTGCTCCAAATGCTAAAGCTCCAGAATTGATATTTAAAGACTCCGTCAAGTGGACCGTTCTTCCGGATAGGCTTCGCATCGAATGCACTCGTGAATTTGAGTTTGAACCCGAATGCAACTTTTCCCTAACAATTACATATTTTGTGGAACACTTTTTAAAAGCGGAGGGATCATTGGACAAGTATACAGGCGAAGAAATTAAAAAGGCTATTGTTGAAGATTTGGCGTTTTACCTTCAAAGCAATCAAGATTTTTCCGCCAGAATGTCCTTGCTGGCAGCTCAAATTTTCTCCAATTTTGGTGGTTCGCCAGCGATAACTCCTCCGGCTTTTCCAATTGAGCAAGATAAAATGATTGTGAATAATAATTAAAATTGTTTAGCGATTATACTTAAAAATAACAGGCCGGGATCAACCGACCTGTTATTTTTATCTAATCCCAACTAGAATTTTCAAGCTACGTTAGATGTCTTTAATCTTCTAGCCCATGGCTCCCGGCTGCATTTTTCAAATATTCCTCTGGGTCACCGTTCAGAATCAAATCGGCGTAGCTCAGCGGATCATTGTAGATGAGGTAATCCAACTCCGACCTCTGCGCCATAGTCACATCCAACGCATCCTCGACCCCGGTGCAGTCAATGGAAATTTTTCTCCCATCTTGGAGAGTCAACTCCACGCACCCGGTATCCATGTTGAACGAACAGGCTCTTGCATCGTACTTCATCATCGTGTCCTCCAAACGCTTATTGTGTGGTTACGGTCTGTGACAAGGTATCGGAGTTTTGCGCCGTCCACGGGAGCCTTCATTGTTGTACCCGAAGAAAACGAAAAATCCGAACCCTTCTCCAATCGGAAACAGGTTCGGATTTTTCTTGTTTGGTGGGCGCGGGTGGATTCGAACAACCACGGCTTTGTTCCGCCCAAACCTTTTGATTTCAAAAAGTTAGGAATCATGCGGATTTTCGGACACCAAAAAATGGAACACGAGAACTTTTCGGCCCGGACACAACGTTAAAAGTGGGTTGCAAAATGGGTTATTCCTCGGTGTCCGGGGCGTACTCGGCCAGCACTCCGGAGATGGTCTGAGCAGTGGCAACATCACGGCCCGTGACATCATGTGCGTACCAGCCGAAGGTATCCATACTGCGGCTGTGGCCGACCATGCGGCGCAGCTGAGCGGGTGATACCGCATCCGCAACCATGCTGACAAAGGTGTGCCGCAGTTCGTACAGGCTGATGGGTGGGTCGATACCGTTGCAGCGCTGATAGAACTTCCAAAAGTTATACAGGCTCTGCTGGTTGGACAGCAGAAACAGCGGATCGTCATTCGTCAGCGGTCGCTCCTCTTCCATCGTGCGCTGCCGGAGCTGGGCATGGATCTCGTTCACGGCCAGAGGGTGCAGTACCACCGTCCGGATGGCATTCTCATTTTTGCCGCTGGTCTCCTCGTTCTGGCGGTTGATGGCCCGGCCAATGTGGAGCCGGTCTCCGTCCAGATCGCCTACACGCAGGCCCAGCAGTTCTCCGGGGCGCAGGCCGGTCATTACGGCCAGACGGTAGGCGTGCACGTTCTCGTCCGGCTCCACTTTTCCACGAACCACACGGGTATCGGTGGAGAGCAGCACCCGCAGGCTGTCCGGCTGCAGAATCTTCCGCCCCTTCTGGCGAGCACCCTTCGGAACGGTCAGGTTTTCATCCTCTGGCCGCAGGGTCGTGTACTTATGCTGGCGCGCCCACTTGACAAAAGATACCTCCACGCCTCGGATGCCCTGCAGCGTCTTACGGGAAAGATTGCCCCGGCTCTGGCGCTTGCTGTTCGGATTCAGACAGCCCTCTTTATACGCTCGGTTCAGTACGTCCTGCAGCAGTCCTGTGCTCAGGTCGCCAATCTGCCGGGTACCGATCACTGGCAGGATGTAGTTCTGCCCGAACTTTTCCACCTGCTCAATGTAACTGGTGCCTGCCGTAGCCTTGACAGAGATCAGATACTCAGCCCACACCTCAGAGCAGCGCTTTGTGGTATTGCAGATTCCGTCATCCAGCCATGCGTCTGCCTTCCGGTTGGCTTCCCGCTGACCGGTGCGACCGGGCTTTGCACTGGTGAACGTCCTGCGCTGGCCGTCCTTCTGCACCTTGATTTGCCAGCGTTTCTGGTTCGGCAGCCACTGGGCGGTATTGGTTCTTCGTCCCATAAAAAATACACCTCCATGGGTACACTTTGACAAGCCCGCCCAAAAGAGGTATAATCGCAGTGTCGAGTGTGCGATGCCCTCTTCTGGGTGAGCCGCTTCTTTTAACTCCTTCGGTGTTCCAGCACCGGGGGAGTTTTTGTTTTATTCAGATTCCATGTTATCTTTCTCGGCCAGTGAAGAAAGTTCCTCGCTCACCTCGATAAACTCAGTCTGCTGAGCATTGCTCATGTACGGCAGATATGGCTCAAATGCCTTACTATACTTTTCTGCCCAGTTCTTCTTGGCTTTTCCCGTTTTCAAGCTCTCGATCTTTGCGCTGTACTTATCTGCAACGCGATGGATAATCTCGCTTACAGCTCCATCCCGGAACGAAAGGCTCCGATACTTTGCAAAGTCTGCGGTCGTCCCCACTGGCACGCCGTACTGTTTACACTCTTCCAGTTGTTGCAAACGTCCAACACAAAAATCGTATCGTTCAAAAAATACAGCTGGTTCCGTAGTTGTCTGAAGGATTTTTGCGCTTTCCTGCGCCTGCTTCAAAAATTGAGGGGCCAGCATCCTGGCATCTGAACGGGAGTTGATGGGAACCATTTCTCCCATCCATTCCGGCTTCGGGGTGTATTGCGCTTCATCTGTAAGATCTGGACAATCGTACAATTTTAAATCTGAGGACTCCGCCTTAGATTCACCGCGCTCTCCGGAGCGTGTAGACTTATTAAACAGCATAAAAACCAGAACAGCCAGAAAGAACGGCAACATAAACAGAAGAAACTCGGCCAGAAAAAACGCTCCGCCAGGCTCTTGGCCTTCCAATCCTGCAATACCAAAAAGCGGCAGGATCGCACCGATTATGATTGCAGCGCGCAGCTGACCTTTGGATAATGCGGTTCTACTCCAGTCTTCCTGTGTACTTCTGGGAGCCTGTATCGACTTTCGGCCAGAACCTATGCCTTTGACTGCCGCATCAATGCCATTGTTCAGCCACCGCATCTCTTTGCTTGTGCTATGTTTGCGGAGCCATTCCTTCCGGGCATAAGGTGACTTTGCCATGATTCTTCCTCCTGTTTTTATATATCCCGGCAAAGCCCGACGGCCTTGCCTTCGATTACAACGTTATTCATGTCCTCCCGGCTGAGGATGATGCTGTTGAAAGCCGGATTCTCCGGCCTCAGTTCAATGAAATTCTCGTGTAGATAGACATGTTTCAGGGTTGCCTCTTCTCCAATGCGCACAGCAGCGATCTCGCCGTTTTCCACCTCCGGCTGCTTCCGGATGGCCACCAGATCACCATCGTGTATCCGGGGCTCCATACTGTCGCCCTTGCAGGTCAGTGTAAAGGTGGAACGCCACTTGGACGGCACACAGACTATGCGCTCCACGTTCTGTTCCGCCGTGATCGGCGTACCGCAGGCGATCCGGCCCACCAATGGGACCATGTCCATCTCCGGCATGGGCTGGAAGCCGGGAGGAATCGTCTCTGCATCCCTTTTGGCCTGCAGCCGTAGTGCTTCTTTGACGTTTCCTGCCTTTTCCAGAATGTCCTGGTCAATTTCATTCACCACATCCAAGGTATGTTCATCAATGCGATTGTTGCTCTTCCCTAGCATATAGTCAATGGACGTATTATAAAAATTGGCCAGATCGATCAATGTCTCGGAATTCGGTTGCCGGACACCTTTCTCGTAGTTGACATACGTCGTGTAAGGCATCCCGAGCTGTTCTGCTGCCTGCTTCATGCTGATGCCGCGTTCTTTTCGGAGTTCAGGGATTCGGTTCATAATCGTTACCTCCTTCTTCCCTATGTATATTATATTACACGTTTTGAGTAAATAGTCAACCAAAATACCCGAATTGGGCAGTATTCACAAAAAATTACTGTTCAATTTGGGTATTATTTTACTTTACATTTACTCGTTTCGGGTATATCATAATTGCAGTTACTCAAAGCGAGTAACAAGTTACACGAAAGGAGTTCTTTGAATTGCTCTATCCGAACATCAACGCAGAACGAAGCCGTCGCAAACTGACTATTGAGGAGTTTGCAAAGGCGTTGGGTGTCACCCGCAAGACCGTTTACAACTGGATGGTTCACGGCAACATCCCCCAATCCAAGCTGGAAAAAATGGCAGAAATGTTCGACTGCTCCATTGATTATCTGCTCCAGCGCAGCATCTGACAACAAGGAGGTTTGACCTATGGCAAAGAAACCGTTTCTGAAGCTCCGCCGCCTGTACGAAGATCAGGGGCTGCTGCAAAAAGAGCTCAGCGAGCTGTCCGACATCCCACTGGACACCCTCAAGGGCCGCCTCAATGCCCCGGAGGACAAGGGGCGCTGGAAGGCCTGCGAGATCGTTAAAATCTGCAAGGTGCTACACATTCCGCAGGAGCAGATCGGGGCGTATTTCTTCCCGGCAATTGCAAAGGAGGAAAAGACCGCATGAAACCTTACACCCTTGCATCCGAGCGGGCCGCAGCGCCCACTGGATGCGCGTACATTGCTCCCTCACTGGTAGACCTATGGTTCCGTTGGGGGAAGGTTCGCCCGTCCGGGCTCCTGATGACTGGCATGGAAGTCCCTGAATACCGGGACACGCCGGTTCAGGTATTCGATAACGGCGAGTGGCATCAGGTCATTGCTTTCAGCTTTGAGGACAAATGCCGCCCGGCACCGAGTTGCTGGCAGGAGGTGGAACCCGCATGAAGCTGAAAATCAACCTGCTATACGCCGCAGGCATTGTCCTGCTGATTGGTTCCGCCAGTGTGGGCGACGGCTTCAATACTATCCTGCCCAACTCCTGGAACATCCGTGTGCTGGCCGCCGTTCTCATGGCCGCACTGGCAATTACCTGCTTCGGCTATGGACGCTACTTGGAAATGACCCGGAAGAACCGCCGCTATGGCCGCGTTGACCGCACCCACGCCCGCACCGAAGAGCCGGACTACCGGCAGAACCGGAGGGGCGCATGAAAACGAAACGTCTGAAGAAGCTCC